AAGGTGCTCGAGATGAACCTGCGCTTTTACAAGGTCAACTCCGAGCTCATCCCAAAAGAAACCTTCGGCGGGCAGGCAACTACCAAAGATGGCGCGCTCGCTTGGCGGATGGTCGATGCCGCGGCGGCCGCAAAGGCGCTCGACATGCTGAACAAGCACTTCGGCTGGTATGAGAAGCCCGACGGCTCCAAAGATGCGGCCATTTCCTCACTGGCTTCAACCCTTCAGGGGCTCGTGAATGGACTTCGACCTGACAACAAATAAAGGGCAGTCTGAGGCGCTCATGTGGTGCGCGGCGCAGTGCACGAATGATCCTTTGAAGTTCGCTCAGATTGCCTTCCCCTGGGGCAAGGGCACGCTCGCAAACTTCACCGGGCCCGACAAGTGGCAAGCTGAAGTCCTGACCTCCATGCGCGACAGGCTCCAAAGCGGAGAGGCTTGGCAGCACGTCATTCAGGATGCGACGGCCTCCGGACATGGCACGGGCAAGAGTTGCCTTGTCTCGTGGATCATCCTCTGGGCGCTCTGCACCTACCCTGACACTCGCGGCGTGGTCACGGCAAACACCGAAAGTCAGCTCCGCACAAAAACCTTCGCAGAACTCGCCAAGTGGCATGGCCTCTGCATCTTCAAAGACTGGTTCGTCATGTCCGCGATGTCGCTCGTCTCCCGGCAAAAGGGGCATGAGCAGACTTGGCGCGTGGATGCTATCCCGTGGTCTGAGACGCGGCCAGAGGGCTTTGCAGGCCTGCACAATGCGGGCAAGCGCATCCTCGTCATCTTCGACGAGGCATCGGCTATCGCTGATCCCATTTGGGAGGTTACTGAGGGCGCGCTGACCGACAAGAATACGCAGATCTTCTGGCTGTGCTTCGGCAACCCTACCCGCAGCACTGGGCGCTTCTTCGAGTGTTTCCACAAGTTCCGGCACCGCTGGACGCATCGGCACGTTGACGGGCGCGACGCGGCCGGCACCGACAAGGAAAAGATTGCCGAGTGGCTGGCTGACTACGGCGAAGACTCAGACTTCTTCAAGGTGCGCGTGCGCGGCGTCTTCCCGAGCGCTTCAGCTATGCAGTTCATTCCCCGAGATGTTGCTGACTCGGCGGCTTCCCGGCCGC